TTGGCCTCAAGGAACACCGTAAAGGCGACCTCATGGCTAACCCACCCGCCAGACTGGAGGCCGTCAACGCCGATGCGGGTTTCGCCGTTGGTGGCGTCGCCGAAGCTGAAAGCATTGTCAGCGGTAAAGCCCTGCAATTGAATCGGGCTTGAGAAGTAGTTTTCGGTGGAAAAAAGAACAATCGAGTTGGCTGCTGTGATCGTTCTCGGGTTGATGCCCATTGTCATAACAAAATACCTCTATAGGGGTTAGCGCCAAGCTATGGCGCGGCATATATGCATCCTGATTCTAGCACGGTGAAAAATCAATGTGCTAATATGTAGCTCGGCGGCTAGGTTTGATCCCGAAAGCGAACTAGTCACTCGTTGCCGCCATCCTCTTGACTGCCTTCTGACCGAGGTAACATCTGATGAAAAAGCATAAACCTATTCAGTCTGGCGACGTGTTCAATGTATCCGCTGGCGGCTCTTGCACCGTAATTGAGTACAAAAGCCAATCGTGTGTAATCATCGAATTTAACGACAGGCACAAGCACCGCGCTACGGTATGGGCTCATCAGCTCAGGGCCGGCAAAGTAAAGAACCCTTACACTCCTATCGTGCTAGGCGTCGGGTACTTTGGGCATGGGCCTTACAGAGCAGCTATATCTGGGTCAATGACTCCAGCTTATAAGGCCTGGAGGAACATGCTAAAAAGGGCCTACTGTGAAAAATCAAAAGCCCTCTATCCGACCTATTCGGAATGCTCTGTGAGTCCCGAGTGGCATAACTTTCAAGTATTTGCAGAATGGTTCTGCTCTCAACCTAATGGATCAACTCCAGGCTTTGCACTTGATAAAGATTTGATCGAGTTAGGTAGCAAGGTTTACGCGGCAGAATTCTGCTCGTTCGTGCCGGCAGAGATAAATACGCTACTGCTGGATTGCGGCGCCTCAAGGGGTGATCTTCCTCAGGGAGTTTATTACTGCTCTCAGAAAAAGATGTTCGCCGCGCAGGTTAAGATAGATGGCAAGACAACGAGTCTTGGACGATATGCAAATCCAGAACTTGCCAGCATGGCCTATAAAGCGGCGAAGACCGCCAACGTCGCAAGAATGGCCGAAAAGTATAAGGATGTTCTTCACCCCAAAGTCTACGAAAATTTGCGCAACTGGACACTATAAAAAAGGCCCCTTAATCGGGGCCTTTTGTTTTACTGCACGTTTACACTTGCCAAGTTGACGCTTTGGACACTTCCGCCGTCAGAGTACCACAGCGTAAACGGCATGCTGCCCCGGTTGCCGCGAGTCTGGGCGTCAGCCGTCTTGATATCGACCACGTAGCCCTTCGCCAGCAGATCGGGCACAACATCGCGGCCAGCCTGGCTATTGATGATCGACTTCTGCTGCTCGCTAAGCGCTGCCGGGTCAACCAGCGGGCGGATGCCGCCGAAGTTGATCATTTCGTTGATGGGGTCCATCACAGCGGCGCGATGGTATGCCTTGCCCACGTCCGTATAGGGAATCGACCCGTAGCTGATCAGCATGTTCATCAGGGCCAGTTGAAGCTGGCTGTTCAGGTAAATCTGATTGATGTAGTTGTCAGCCCAACGGAACTTACCGGCCACAGCGCCATTGGTCTGGAACTGGAAGCGGTCGTTAGCAGTGGCAAACGCTGCATAGAACGTGTAGCCGTTGCTGATAAGCGCGGTGTAATCGGCCTCATTGGTAACGTCAGCGGACAGGCCAGCTTGTCTAAGAAACATAACGTTGCGACGGCCATTCAGGCGCTTGAAGTCAATCGCAGCAATACCGCCACACAGTGCCGCGATTTTGTCGATGCTGCCGAAGTACGGCAGCGTGCCGTCTTGCTCGGTCTCGGTCAGCCAGGCGCCGAACGATGCCGGGTTGTTGGCTACCAGAGCGCCGCCAGTGGTGTCCTGAACAACGGACATAAACCGGCTACGACGCAGGGTAGTCCACTCGGCAATCTCTTTCTTGGTGTCGGCGTCAGGCTCGACCAGATCGGCAAACACTGCGAAGTTGTAGGTGAAGCCCAGGTAGTAGCTGCGGGCCTCAGCGACGGTCATTGCGGCGGTGCCGTTCTCAGCCTGCGCGCCCTCTGCTTCGCTCATGCGCAGGACTTCTGCCATTGCGCCAGTGGCCAGGGTGATGGTCGCAGCGGTGCCGGTCGCGGTGGTGGTGATCTCAAACACCTGGGCGCTCGCCACGAACGCACACGAAGCCGGAGCGGTCGCAGTGGTCAGCGCGGTGGTGATGATCGACGCCGCATCGCTGAAGCTGGTAGCGCTGGTCAGGTTCACGGTCAGGTTGTAGTTGGTGCCGCCAATGACCAGACCTAGCGCGCCGGTTTGCTTGATGCTGTCAAGCGTCACGCTGCGCAGGGTGGCCGACTGCAGGACGGCAGGCAGTGCGGTGGATTTGTCGCCAGCCATCCACAGGCGCTCTGGAATCTTGGTCGCGCCTTCGTAGCCAAGGAAATAGCGCTCAGCGAACGCATATTCATCCGACAGCAGGCCGAACACCTGGCCGACTTCTGCGGCACTGCCGAACTCGCGCACACCGATGATGCGCGGCGAAGTAGTGGGGGAAATAAGCAAGGTGGACATAGACAGCGCAGTGCCGCCCGTTCCAATTGCGCTGGGAACTACGCTAACAATTCTGCTAGCTGGAATCGAGTTAAAGGCCATCTAGCCACCCTCTTGGATTGGATTGATTGTGATTTCTGCGCTATCCGCAAAGTCTGTCTCTGCGTGAGTTACCACGGGATTGTATTGTAAAGCAAGGTCTAAGATATAGCGATCTTCGTATTGGTTGGAATCGTTAATGTACGGCATGCGCTGCCGAGACTGGACATAGAGCGGTTTGCACTTAGTCAGGCGGTCGCATGTGTAGTAGTTCCGCCACAACTGCGCAATGATCCGGCTACGCTTCGGCGCCTCTTTGCCGTAGAACGAGAACTGAACTCGCGCCTCGACTGAGTTATGCACGGCGGCAAGTTCTGCGTCCGCGTCGTAATACGTCGAAGAATAGTCCAGCTCAGAATCAAAGAGCATAGCGATAGTTATCGCGTTATACGGCAGAGCCGCAAAGTTCTGCGTGTCGCGGATAACTTGCGCGGGCGTAGCATCCGGCAGAGTCGCCAGGATGAACTGCCGAAGCTCGGTGATTATTTCGTAGTGGTCGTCTGTTGATTCGGCCATAAAAAAGCCCCATTCGGTGATGGGGCTAGTATTGCATATTGGTGGGGTTATGGGGTAGGCGGGGATGGGAGGGGCATCCAGTGGGTGACTTCGCCTTCATGAATAACCATGTGTGTCAGGTCATCCCAGTTATCAATTACTTCATACCAGCCTGCCGGCCAGTAGTATTGGTCGGTTGCTTCGTCATAGTCAGCAGGAGAATCACTATCCCAGCCATCATCTGCGCATTTTGTCTTGGCCGCGATGTATTCTGCGCGAACACGTCGGCCTTTTCCGTGGCTGTTCAGGTAGTACGCCAGAACTGTGCGCTCGCTTTCAGGCAGCTGCGCCTCAACGCTGATCCACTGGGTTTGTTGTTCGAGTTGGGAGGATGCCCATGCAACGCCATGGCGGAAAACATCAGACATCTGGCTTGGTGTGCCAATATCAAGGCCGTGCGCGCGAAGTCCTGACTCCTCAATTGGCGAAAGCGGTATCTTATGCATGCTCATCACTCACCTCCTTGAGCGGCCAGGGCGTGGCGCATATCAGAGCGAGCGCGCTTTACGTCGTATTCGTCGGCTCCTTTGTCGCGGGCGTCGAGGTATGCCCTGACGGCAGATGCCAGCCCACTCTGCTCCGGCTGCTGCTCGGTCTGCGCGGGGCGGGTGGCGGAATACTGCACAGTTACGCGGCTAGGGTGAACCCGGACGCCATCGACCATAAAGCCGATTCCGTACAGTTCAGCGTCACGGGATACTGCATCCCGCTCATCCTGCGCCGGCTCAGCAGGCTCGGCCTTACAGTCACATGGAACAAGTATCGCCTCCCCCCATGGCTGAACGCCGCCACTATCCATCTCTCCAGTGTCGTTGCATCGCTCGCACTCCGGATCGGCCTGCTGGGATAGGGCGGCGCGAGAAGCGACCCATCCACGCCAGCAGAGGTCAACGCGAGAATCTGCATAACCATCTGTGATGATGCCGCAATTCGTTTGACGCGGGCTTAGCTTGTGCGCTGTGTAGGTCGCCGTAAACCATTCTTCGAACGCCTCCCGCAGCTTCTCATTCTCGCTATTCATGCTTCTCTCCTAGTGCTTTTATAGTCGCCCGTCTCTCCGGGCCGTCCCACGCTCTTAGCTGGTGGCGCTTGGAATGCAGTGGGCAGTGGCTCGGCCTGCCTCCGGGCGTTAATGACCTGTAGCGTCCGCGTAGGTATCCCGGCAACGATTCGCGATTGCCCCGCACTTGGGGTTCACTGCATTGGTAGAGTGATCTGTCCCGGCAGTGTACCGGCTGTGCGTTGAGTCAAATCACTCTCCGATGCAGCCTGCCCACCGGGAACTCCCAATGCATTGCAGGTGATCGGGCCGGTCTTTCCCGGCTGTCTTGTCAGCGAGTTCCGCGTTGTTATGGGCGGCTCATCTCTGACTTGCACCATCAATTTATATCAAGTAATCCTCACAAGCAAGAGCCTTACCCACGTCCTGTACGATTCCAGCACCTTATCCACCGACCAGCGGACAGCCGCAGACTCACCATAGGGCGTAAACACCAGCTCAGACGCGCCACGCTCAAGCCAGCGCTGGATGGCCGTGATGCTGCCGTAAGCGTAGACGGTGATGTACTCGCCCTGGCGGTCAACAAGGTTCAAGTGGTCTTTTTCCTCAGAGCCGAGCGACTGCGCCTGAATCTGAATCGAGTGCTCAACGAAGTTCGGCACTTGGTTGCCCTCGGCGTCAACCGTCGAACCTTCGTTCACTCGCAGCACGGCGGCCAGGTTGGGGTTCACAAGGCTGGTCATGCCGTTGGCCATTGCGCGGACGTTAATCATCTGGGTTTATCTCGTAGCTGAATGAGTTTCGGAGTAGGCGGTCGGGGCCGCGCAGTGGTGCATCGTAACCTTTCTGGCGTATGGTGCTCTTGGCGTTCGGCGGGTCAGTCCAGGTCATCACCGAATGCTTGAGCTGATCCACCATGTACTCGCATAACAATCGCATAACCGTTTCAGGGTCATGCTGCTTCAGCAGCTTGGCGGCCATGCTGGGTATCAGTTTCCTGTTGTCGGAAATGGCTTTACGAAAGAACGGGCGCGGCGGGATGCTGATCTTGTGTTCCTTGATCACCACGTCACGCGCTAGGTTGGCTTTGCTCTTTTTGACGAATTTCCCGCCTGCATTCAGCTCGCCGGTCTTCTCGTTGACCGAGTGGTACACCGTGCCTGTGCGCTCAGGGACGACAATCCCCTCATAGCCATATTCGTTCCAGTAGCCCACCTGCGCCACTGCCGGCCCATCGGGATACGTCTTATCCTCAAGAATCCCGACACGCGCCCGCACCGCCTTCTGCTCGGCTATTCGTTGCAGCTTGTCGGCCAGGCTCATTGCACATACGTCCTACGCACCGGCATGGGCGATTTGCCGAGGCGGTAGAGGAAGGAGCGGAACCGCTTTGTCATTTGCCAATAGAGGTTGCCATACGGGGTTTGAAGGTAGAACCGTTCGTTGTTGCCCATAGTCCCGTAGTCGAGGGAAATAGAAACAGACCCCTCGGTCGCGCTGGCAACTCGGCCAACGACAGCGTTTCCGCCCTCGGCCTGCTGATTCAGCGTCGCCAAGTGCGCCACCAGCAAATAAAGCATGGTCTTGCGCGCCTCCACGTCCTTCACGATGCTGCAATCCGTGTTGTCGAGAAAGCCCTCGGCAATGCTGAAGAACATCCGAAGCTGCGCGTCAGTCGCCACGATGTTCGGATACAGCTCGCGGAACTCGTCAATGTCAAAAACTACAACGGCCATAATCATTCGCCCTGATGGTTTGATGCTTCTAGCGTACCAGATAACCCGGCCAAGCACTCAAGGGCGAACTGCACAGGGTAGGGCGCCGGTCTGTAACAACCTGGATCAAGGCTCACATAATAACGCATTGTCCTCGGTGTTATGCCGATCAGCTTTGCTGCGCTTCGCTGCGACTCCCCGGCAATATCAAGCAACTTGCGGATGTAGTACGGGTCTGGGTTGTAGTTTTCGTAATTTGGACGAATCACTTTATGCACCTTTCCCCGTTTAACCACCTTCCCCACTGGTCGCCCATGGCGGCGGCAATACCTGGATATGTTGCGGATCGCTCAAGCCATCGGTTAGCGCCGGGACTTAAACGGTTCTGGCCGCTATCTGTCTGGTTAGACCAGCGGGGCTTAGCTAACGCCTGCTCGCCGCCGCATGAAGGGCATCCAGTTTCAATGCCGGGGTGCGCTCGATACGTAAATCCACAAGAACAGACCATGCGCGCAGAGTGGTAGGCGGTCGGCTTCAGCAGCGGCACACCATCGCTAAGCCAGAAGCCAGTCGCCTTGCTGGCGTCGTCGCCGAACTGGTACGGCTGGATAATTTGCGACGGCTTGCGGATCGCCTTACTTACGAATGACGTGCCTGGGTTCTCGATTGCTACCGGGAAAGGCAGAGCCAGCAGCTTTCGGAAGTTCTCCAGCGCCTCGTCACGGGCTGCACGTCGCGCAGCTCCTACTAGCGTGCCGGGTTTGACTTTTTGATGATACGGCCCGTCTCCGAATGCCCATGCGGCAGAGCATGTGAGGTATGTACACATTGGATGAAGGACGGCAAAGTCCCAATCCTGATTAAGCGCTACCTGCCAAATATCGCCCTGCAAGTGCTTGGGTGAGTTATCCCGAGCCGGCAAAAGATCGCACGTCCAGACTTCGTGGCCTTGAGCCTCAAAAGCTGCTCGGGTAAGTGGGCAGGCGCTGTAACCGATTAGAACGAGCGCCATTAGTTACGCTCCATTTTGTCGGCTTGCTCGTAAACGGTTGGCCCACAAACTCCATCGACAGGCGTTACGATGGTTTTGCGGCCATCCTTGGTAATTATTACAAGCTGAGCAACACCATTCTTTACGGCTACTGAGTAATGCTTTCCGCTCCGCTGGCGAAGGCTCAGGATGATGTTCTGGATTTCTTGAACTCGGCTCATTGTGTATCTCCCATTTCGCCTCGCCGTTGTGGCTGGCATGGGTGTTACTATAGGCACATTGCGCCTATGCGTCAACGGTTATTTATACCGCTCGTCGTAATTTTTCAACGCACAAAAAAAGCCGCACAAAGGCGGCTTTCCTGCATGTGGCGCTGGGTTACTTCTCAACCTTGCCCAGCCCGCCTTCCTTCGCGTCGCCGGTCAACTGCGGCAACTGCTCTGTGCCAGACTTGTTGCCTTTCTTCTCGTTCGCCTCGGCCTTAACCGAACGCTCTTGAGCATGGGCAAACACAAAGCCACCCTTGACCAGCTTGGAGTCCTTGAACTGCTCTCGCCAGGCGTCCCACAGCTCTTTAGGCACGTCATGGGTGATGCCGTGGCCAGTGCCTTGGATCAGGTTCTGGTTCCAGCCGTTGATTCGGTATTCGACTTCCTTGCCGCCCACCTGGGCCGACATCAGGATGCCGTTCGGGAGTTTGCAGCCGATTGTGACAGTGCTCATAAATTCTCCAGTAGTAAAAGGCGGGGCCGAAGCCCCGCGCTATGTTAGGTCAGAATCAGACTGGCCACCATGAGCGGGCGATAGATAATCGCGCCTACGGTGCCCTGGCTGCGCTTCTGCTGCCAGCTCGACAGACCCAGAACCATCGGATGCACGCGCATCTTCTCGGTGAAGGTCGGCTCGATGGTGCGGACGCCTTCGTACTCTTCCACGATCAAGTAGACCAGTTCACCAGCAGCGGTGGACATTTCCGGCGCAGTCTCAATGCGCATGTTCGGGAAGTTCTTCTTGAGCTGATCAACCACGTTCACGTTGTACTGGTTGGTTTTCAGCAGGTTCACTTCGTTCTGCGGGGACAGCAGCAGCACGCCAGCGAAGTCGCGGTCGATCAGGCCTTTGGTTTGGCCGATCAGGCGACCGTACAGAGCGCCCTGGATCGAAGCGAACACCTGGTCAGCAGTCAGCGCGTCCCAATCCGAACCCGGCAGCGAGGCAGACAGCGACGGGTCGTTCAGGATGCCATAGTTGGCCAGGCCGGACACGCCGAAGAAATAAGACTTGTTCTGGAACTTGTTCAGCACCAGAGCGGCAGCGATCTGCTTACGGGCCACCCAATCCAGCTTAGCGGCACCGGCACGCTCTACCTCACGCTCGCCCACCTCGACGATGGTTTGGTAGTGGTACGGCTGGCGGTTTTCCCAGTTGACGTTAGCGCCGGACATGCCGTTGGTGCCGAAGTCGTCGTAGGACGAAACTTCACCAGTCGATTCTGCAATCGGGAATTGCAGGTTGTCATCAACCCAGGTGCCTTTTTTGGTTTCGCCGAAAATCTGCGCGGCCTTCATCGGCTCGACAGCGATCTCGATGACGCGCGGATCGACGTAGGTGGTGAACATGGCCAGGATGCCGGCGTTCGGGGCGGTGATCAGGTCGGCGTCGTTGGCAACGGTGGCGCGAGCCACGTTGTCCAGCTCTCGCGGCTGAAAACCAGTTTGGTACACGATACCCGCGTCATTGGCGAGCGCGTGAAAGTTCAGTTTCTCAGACATTTGCGCGCTCCTTAGATAGACGCTTTGGTGATTTTGACCAGCTCGCCGGCGGTCTTAGCCTCGGCAGCGACGAAGCCGGTGGCGATGTGACCAGCGCCAGCAGCAGTCAGGGACGGCACGCCGGTAGCAGCCACAGCGGTGACGGCAGCGCCAACAGTGGAGTCTGCGTCCAGCACGGTGTAGAAATCTCCATCGGTGAACAGGACGGTTTCGCGGCCAGCCGGTACAACCATGCTAGCAGCCTGCCCCAGCGGGACAATGGCCTGGTTGTTGCGGTGGACAAAGCCCACACGACGGCCAGCAGCGTTCCCGGTGTAAACCAGGCCGGTGGTCAGGTCTGCGAACGCGAATCGGCCAACGGTGATGGCCTCGGCGGTACGCAGCGAACCTTCACCGGCCAGCATGACGTTACGCGGGTTGGTAGATGCGAAGTCACCGGCAACGGCGCGGGACGGATCGCGGTTCAGAGTCTGTTGAAATGCCATGATGGTATCCCCTTAGGCTTTACGGAAGCGGCTAGTCAGAGCCGAAGGCTCGTGCATCGCAGAGTCATGCGCGACTTGCGGGCGTTTGGATTGAGAGGCGGCCATGGCGACAAGCTGGGCCAGGCCGGCTTCGTTCACGCCGTCGCAGGCGATGCCTTTCTGCTTGAGCGCGTAGGCGTAGATCGCGGATGCGTCCTTGAAGCCATCCAGGGCGATACGGCCAACCAGCGGCTCTACTTTGTCGCGCGCGGCATACTTGCCTTCGATGCGCGCCTGTACGCTGGCAGCAATGGCGTCGGCGTCCATGGCGGTCTCTTTGCGTTCTTCTTCCACTTCTTCGGCCTCTTCGTCTTCCTCATCTTCAGCGGGCTTATCGGCGCCGCCTTCGGGTTTTTCCGGCACTTCGTCCTCAGCAGCC